ATCTGCATACTCGTCATGCGTCCTTTGAAAGAAGTCATGACGGCACCAGCGTTTTCCCCACCGCCATCCAAAAAACCAGTAAAAACAGTAATTGGGCGATTGTGATAATCGTTTGTTAAAGAATGAGAGAGAATTGATGGGTCTAAGCCTGACAGCCCAATAGTAAGGCCAGCGGATTTTAATTCTGCGGTATCCTCAAAAGCCGACATGGACAAAAGAGTCCCAACACCTTGGTAAGTGTTGCCATCAAAAACAACGTCCCCAGCGGTCGTATTTACCCTGAGAACGTCATTATCAAATTCAGCTTGAACCGCGAAAAACATAAAAGAATGTTTCTCTGCGTTTAATCTCGCCTCCGCGACTGTTTTATTTACTATATCCGAATCAGAATCAAACCGCGTAGCCATTTAGATTACCTCTGCACAACTGAACGCCAATGTGTAAAGAGAGTTTCTATCTGTGTCCCAACCAACTGAATTTCCAATCAAACGAAATCTGCTTTCATTCGCTCCGTTCTTAAATCCCGCATAAAACCCATCCGCAAAATTGAATCTAAGTTTTGGTTCAATGGATACAGAGAAATGATTATTTCCACCGCCGACAACTGTTTCCGTGGCGTTCTCCGTACACATCACTAACTGCTTCGGTGTTGCGGTGGTCAGTGAAGCTCCGTCATACAAAGCTAAGTAATCGCCCCTTTTCAATAAGCCAGCAGATGTTCCATCAGATGACTCAAGAGAAAGAGCCGTTGCACCTTTGACGTTCACCTTTACCGAACAGCCTGACGTACTTGTTTCCGAAACTAAATCCCTGTCTACCACCGCCACTGTTTGAGAGTTTGAAGCGTTCTGAACAATTTTAAACGTGCCATTGTTGTCATCATTCACTGCCCCAGAGACAAAAAAGAAATCGCCTGTGACTGCGGAAAAAGCATTGTTGTTTGATGTGATGGTATTGCCAGAAAAACTTAATGTGAGGCTAGATGCGTCCATCCTTGGGTCAGCTATAAAGTAATCCGCTGAATAAATACCCTCGCCTGTGGCGGCTCTATTTTTTGAGGGGTCCCGCCCATCGGGATCAACAAATTTAAAAAAGTTAGTCGGCCCCTGCATTTTGGTAAGAAAGGACAGCCATTCTGTGGCTTCTGGGCGTTTCAATGGCGGTAGTGATACCTCTGCTACCCATCCAGCATAGTCAAACTCCTGCGTCCTTGTTTGGCCTGTAAAGGGAGATGCTACGGCACCGATTGCCCTATCAAGCTGGAAAGCTGACCTCACAAAATTAGGGCTTGATGGCATGGTGATTTCTCGCATTTATCCCCCTAATAATCCACGGCGATATGTGCCGCCCCTTGATGCCGCCTCTAATACAGATGCCTTCGTTACGTCTGAAATCGTAGGCAACATCTTCATAACCTCCTGTCTTACCGTCGGAACCACGCCTGTGCTAAAGTTGAGGTTTTGGTTGATGACTATTCCATCGCCGCCCATAGCCATCCGGCTTGAATGATTGTTCATAATTCTACCGCCAGTATTGGGTATAAAAAGCTCTGGCCCTCTTTCTCCTACTAACATCGGGCCACTTCCTCTTCCCCCTGTGGCTCTTTTGGGCATCCCTGTAAAGGGGAAATTCTGGGGTGAGAACCCTGCATTTACAGATCCACCGCTGGCATCACCCCCACCACCGAATAAAGAAATTTCTGGAAGTTGGGTGAAACCTGCTACATTGCCAAAAATAGAGTTCAATATTTTATTAACAATAGCCATTTGCAAGAAAGTTGAAATAATTTGGGCTACGATGTTTTTAGCAAAATTTTTGAAAGCGTCCAAAGCATTTTGCCCATCCATCAAAGCGGTTACAAAAGTCGTTGTGAACTGTTGAGATTGTTGCGCTATAGAGTTGGTCATGTCTCCGATTTCTTCCGTGGCTGTTTTAACTTTTTCTCCCAAATCGTCATTGCCCTTACCAGCGGCGTTCATTCCTTCCAGCATATTTTTTAAAGCCTCATCTAGCTCTTGCTGGTTTTTAGTATTCTCTTGCGTAACTAAGGACAATTCTTCAAATATAGTAGAGATGCCTGTTACTTTCAGAGCTTCATCCACAAAGCCAGCAATCTTTTCTTCTGCGCCTTCTATGCTTTTTGCCGCCAAACCAGCCGCGACTGCTAATCCTGCAAAAATTACATTCTTTTTCGTCACTTTGTTCAAAATAGCTATTGCCGCCCCTGCCCCGCCCACGGCTCTAGCCATGTTCACAAAAGCCTTTCCGGTTGAAAGAGCCAATGAACCTAACTGTAAAGCCGCAAAAGTTCCTGCCGCTATACTTAAACTATTCAAATTAGCCCTTGCGATTGCTACCGCTTGCCCTAAAACATTGAAAGCAGTTGCCAACGCACCGCCAGCCAATGAAGCTAATGGTGTGAGAGACTTAACCAAAGAAATCAAGCTACGGTTGACTCCAACAATTACTTGATTCAAACCGCTGTCACCAATAGCTTTTGATGTTTCTGCTAACGCATCCTTTAAATTAGAAAAAGAACCCGATACAGTTTTTGAAGTTTCTTCCAATGCGGTAGGAAATTTCTCGCTTCCGATTTTCCGAATGAAATCAATTATTGATTGTCCATCTCGTTCTATCAGTTGGGTATTGTTTTGGAAAGTAACCGCTAATTTATCGCCTTCCACTTTTGCGATAATACCGAACTGTTTCAGCATCTCCATTTCGCCAGTGGTGGCGTTGAACGCCGCTTGGGAAATCTGCGTTATGTCTTTTCCGAACGCCGCCGCTACATTACCAAAATCCTGTAAAACATCGGTGGTCGGTGTGATTCCAGCATTTAATAAGGTTGTAAATGCGCTTGATACGTTTTCAAGCTGGAAAGTTGTCCCTGCTGTAAAAGCTCTGATTACATCAAAAGACGCTCCTGCCGCCTCTGCGGAGCCTGTAATAGCCCTTAGAGATGCCTCAAGGGTTTCAAACTTTGCCGCTGTAGAAACTACATTTGCGCCTATCGCACCGATACCAACTGCGGCAAGAACACCGCCAAGCCTTTTGAACGATAAAATGGACGTATTTGTGCGCTTGTCAAGAGCCGCCATACTCCCCTGAACAGTGGCAAGCCCTTTTTGAAGCTGTCGGGTGTCGGCCCTTATTTGGACGATTAATTCGTCAACGGTTGCCATCAGTCGGGATATAGCTCCATCAAGTCTTTTAGCTCATTTCTGGTCATGGGTTGCTTTTGTTCCTGTCCGTTAAACTCCATGAATCCTTCAATCACTATGTAAATTTCCTGTGGTGACATATCCCAAAATGTTTTTGGATCAAGCCCAATCATTCCGACACAAATGGCATAAAATCTACGCCAAGGGAGTGTCTTTTCTTTTATGTCACCGCTAGATCTTTTTTTTCGTTTGAACCTGTATCTGTCAAAACAGACGCAAGCAACTCAGCAATCACGCGACAAACTTCCGTGAAAGGGTTCTCAGAAATTATTTTTTTAATTCCAGAGTCATCTATGTCCTTACCACCACCGCGTAATGCGGCTTTGAGAATGACTACAACATAAGATGTGCGGATCTTCGCTTCTCCGATTTCCGTCATTATTTCAATGATGCCCTTATCAAGCTCGTCCTCAATGTTGATAATCGCATCAACAGTAAGTCTAGCTTTATAGGTTTCATTCCCCAGTGTTATTTGGGTCTCCCCCCTCATAGGGTTGGTCATCGTTTTCCTCCTGTGCAGTCTGCACGTTTTTGAAGTCGGCATCTGCCAACGTAAGATAGATCACATCATCTCGCTCATCTACACGCCAATCTTCCACCGCATAGCTTGCCCCATTTACGGTGACGCTTGTGGGATCTTCACCGATGGCGTTTGGGCAAGTGACTTCGTTGCCCCTTGCCATCCCATCAATCCCTTCAATCTCAACCACTATCCAAGACATTTAAAGCCCCCTTTACGCCGCCGCGAATGTAACCGCGCCGCCACTTTCAAAAGTAACATCGTAAGTAGCTTCGCCATTGTATTCGCCAGCATAGCTCAGAGTCGTTATTTGAAAGTTGCCTGAGTAAGTTCCAAGGTCGGGGATTACGAAAGAACACGCGAGTAATGCCGCGCCTCCAAAAGCAGTTCTCAAAGCAACTTCAGAAGCCGCGTCCGTAAATACGCCTGATCCGGCTATCGTTACGCTTTGAACTCCAGCGTTTGGAAGCAATATTCTTTGGTTTGAGCTATCTTTGTTAGTTACGTCAACGGTTTCTTCGTTCAACGTTATGGTGCTTGAACGTAACCCGCCAACTGTTACTTGCGAACCTGATACGTTGATCTTAACCAGAACCGCGCTACCTTTTTGTGCCGCCATGTCTATTTTCTCCTAAATTAAGAGGTTCCTAAAATTATAGCGCGGAATCTCATGATTCCGTGTCTGGTGATCCCGTCTGGATCGCGCATTACATCTGAAAATTCAAATCTACAGTTTACAAGGTTAAAACCTGTCACTGTCAAACTTGAATCATGCAATAAACTGTGAATCCTGTCCATTATATTCTTTGTTTCGGCTGACCCAAACTGTCTTGACCAAACGTGTATTACCAGCGTGGTATCACTTCCCGCTAGGTCTTTGGTGCTAAAGTCCACTGCATTGTCATCACCTATTTGCACCACTGGATAATTTGTGCCGCTAGGTACTTCGTCTTGTACTGTAGCCCCCAAAGTTGAGGTCAAGTTATTGTCGGTGCTTAAAGCCGTGAATATAGCGGTTTGAAGTGCTGTTTGTCCTACGCTCACAATAACCCTTCTCTCATAAATATCTTTCTTATCTTGTTTTGAGACTTTCTCAATGCGGGTTGCAAAAATGGCCTTGCCGCCATCGTAGTTGTGCCAAATTCAAGAGCGGCAGAATAAGGGGCTGAAGAAATTACTTTTCCCACTTTATTAGAAACCTCTTGCGTGATTTGGCTGACCAAGAATCCTGTATCGCTTGCGGGTGCCTCACCAGCCGAACTAGCTATGTGTTCTCTTCGTGGTTGATATTTTTGGTAAGTTATTCCAGATTTATTGCCTGATACGATGGATTTCACTGCTTCATTTCTTACTTCGTTGCAAGCAAGAAAAAGTGCGCGGTTTATTTTTTTGGTTGCTTTAGAGCCAAAGCGTTCAACGATACGAATTCCAACTTGTTTAGCATTGTCCGTCATGCCGCCACGCCCCTTTCTCCGCGAATCACAATGTATCTGTTTCGCTCCTCCAGATTAATGCTTGAAATAATATTATATACCTTTGAGTTGTATAATATTCTTTTCGTTGGGTCTACTGTCTTATCGCTTCTGTACCGAATGACAAAATCAAAAATGATTGTTTCCGTAAGCTGGCCCTGAAGGAAGGGATCTTGGCCGCGCAATGGTTTGACATAGGCCATAGCTGTAAAGTCCGTTGAATAGGCTTTGGTGAACCCTCCGGCCCCATCTGCTGTCCTTGCTTCAACCTGTATTGTAATAAGCTCTCTCATTGAGCCTATTCCATAATCTACAGCCATAATCTACCCCAAAGCTGAGAATTTAGATCCTGCCAAACCGTCCAACACTTTAAATCTTGCGTATAACTGCTTGACCATTGGCGGCACGTTTATCGTTTCTTGGTAATTCTTCATATCTCCCCTTTGGTCATACATATAAGCGATGTGCATCAACATACCAACCTTTATATCTTGGGGAACTGCCGCCGCCGCACCATATCCCGCGACATACTTTATTTCAACGGCGTTTGCAACTCTAAGAGCCGTCGGGAAGGTCTCACCAGTTCTTAAAACGATTCTTGCGGGTTCCCTCACCTTATCCAAATAATATTTTGAAGCGGCAAAAGTCGTTGCATTGTCGCTGTCATCATAAGTCTTTATGTGGGTTACTGATTGAACTGGCGGGCTGGGGAGAACTATGTAATTTTTATAAAAATTTATATCTGGCTTGTCATAAATCCCTTCGTAAATGGGATCATTAACGTCATTAACGTCATCAAGGAAAAGTGTAAGCGTTTGTGTAAGGACGCTCCGGCCTGTGTAGCTTTCAAAAAATCTTCTTGCCGCTACCCTTAAAAGCTGAAGCGTTGCAAGTTCGTTAACATCATCAACCCTTAGATAATTCCGTATTTCCGCTTCTGTTAGGGTTTCTCCTGTGGGGGCGGTGGTAATTTCCAAACCAGACATTTTGCCTCCTAGTGAAAAAGTTTCGTCCCTTTTGGAACCATCTTCGGCAAGCAATATGCCGTTATATTTTCCTGCCTATAATATCGTCTGTCGTTAGGTGACCATTTTCCATCTGATACTGCTGAACTAAAGATATTACAGCGATAGATTGACCGAAATAACATCCTATTATCCGACACTATTTCATTATCCACAACCACAACGAGCAAAAATGCCATCAACATTTGAATCTTCCGCACTTCCTCATATTACGCTGACGTTCTTTTGCCTGTTCTAACCGTTGTTTGGCCGAATCAATTTTCCGTTCCATGACGGCATCATAAACATACCAACTCGCCCAACCCACAAAAGCTATAGAACAAATAATATAAAGGACAGCAAGACGCTCTTTCATTTTTCGTTGTCGTTCTTTACGTTTCTTGTGGATGTCTTTTAGATATTGCTGATGTGAGCGTTCACTCTCCTTTCGTATGCGCTCCGCGTCCTTCCATACGCTAGACATCCCAAGCATCATAAGGTGATCTTTTATTTTGGTCTCTACTGCCTTGATTTCTCTACGTTTTATTGAAAGATCCATCGCTTCTTTGGGCGTCAAAGGCCGCTTTAGTTTCTTCTTTTTCTCCCAATCGTCTAGCCTTTGAGCGGTGTTACTAAACTTTCCAAGAAGTGCCGCCGCTTCTTGTGCGTTAGCTTTGCTTTCTTTGAAAGTTGCGATAGTGCTATTTATAGCTGATAGGGCTGAACCAATCGCCGCCAATTCTGCAAACATAACTACCCTTCACTAAGTTGCTTACATTTTTGGCTCGTTGGCCTGTCTTGGCTAAATTTTAGCCCCTTAAATTATACACTTTTTCTGATAGCAAAGATTAATTTGAATTATTTTAAAAAAAACTTAATAAATTAACCCAAAAAGGGTTGACAAATAATATTATTTGTAAGAATATAATCACATCAATTAACAAAACAGGAAAAAAAATGCTTACACTACTTCAAAACAGAGATAAAACAGAAACCGGATACAAGGTCAAAGATCTTTTAAGCCATGGCACTGTACAACCTTGGTCGCAAGAATACGTTTGGAAATCAGAATATTTCAAGCACTTTCAACCAGTTGCGTTCATTGACACAAATGATCTGGAAGAGGCTTTTGAAATCCACAACAGTATGCACATTCACGGTCACAAAGTTGACAAAATCACTGAGAGACAGTTTGTAATGAGAACTGGTGATCTCTTGAAAAACTCTAAAGGTGAAGTTTTTATGGTAGAACCAGAAACATTCACAAAAATAAAAACAGCCTAACTGATGAGATGGGGGAGTGATTCTCCCCCCGAAACCCCAAGGGTCTTAGGAAATCAAACAGGAGAAACAAAATGAAATCTAAAAGTAAAAAGGTCACGTTTGTGATTCAAGACCACTGGAGCGGTAATGTGCATTATGTAGAGCGCAGATTGGACGTTTCGCAAGAGCTAAAACCGGAAGGCGTTTCGTTTAGCGCCAACCAAGAGGCGGCGTATCATGTGTTTGAGGAAATGAAAGATGATTACGGCTTGGCACGAAAACTAAAGTTACAACCGTTGTCAAGTAATGGTTTATTCTTTCTTGATGTTGATATCTCTTTGATTAGCGTGTTGATAGCGTCAAGCGGAAGCATAAGACCAGTGCAACTAACATTTGAATCAAGCGATATCACCAAGCGACGAATAGCAAGAAACGCATAATACTAAAATCGTGTGTATTAGAAGCCCCTCTTTAGGGGCTTTTTTATGTCTGATAATAATTCAAGTTCCGGCTTTACCCACTTCTTACACAACCAAACATTGTTTTTCAAAAGCATTATCTGAGCTTTCAACCTTCCACGATTATCGCCCCTTGATTTTTTGTATTGAGATTCAAGAGATAATATTGTATCCAGGGTCCAAGTCATTGATTTTAAAGGAGTTTTTTCTGTCAAGATGGTTTGGTAGGCCAATCGTCAGATCCTTTACCGTCTATATCCGGTTCACTTAGGTTAGGCCAGTTTTTATGCTTAGTAATATCTCTCAACGCTTGACGGTACGTCTTCCATTCATCGCTCATGGTTACATCGCTGGAAGCCATCCAATCAGTTTCGGCTAATCTCCTGTTGCGTTCCTGTCTTTGAAGCTCTGCCACTCTCTCCGTTTCTGCTGTCTGAGCCGCCGCCTTTTCGCTATCTGACATGGTTTCAATTTTGTGTAGCCAGACAATATTATCTTCAATATATGGATCTACACTGATGCTCTTTTCTTTCAGCGGATCATAAGAGCGATTGAGGAACACTGGCAAAACAGAGTTTTCTGCCATCCAATCGTCGGGCGGGCCGGATTCTGGAAAGGCCACATTTGGAAATAACTGTCTGTGTTCTCCTATCTCCTCCACTTTGTTATCTTTTATTTTAGCGATTTGCATATTTATTACCTATAAGTTAGGAAAGGTCTTGCTTGGTGCGGTGAAGTTGCTCGTATAGCGGGCCTTCAAAGTAATTCTTAGCTCATCCATATAGCCCAAGTATTCGCCACCTTGCAAACCATCACCCCTGTACCTTCCAAGCATAAAATCATCTAGGTTTAGGTTGTTGGTATAGTTGGCAGTCGTTGAACCAGATTGATTTCCGTCTATAAACATCCTCAAATTATTTGAGGTATCTCTAGTCACCGCCACATGGTGCCAGTTGTTATCTGCTACGGCGGTCGTTCCGATAAGGCTTGTTGCGCCAGTGTAAATAGTTAGATTTGTTGTGGTGCCGTAGCCTGTGCCGTTTCCAGTGTTGATGAAAAGCTCCATTATGTTAGTGGCTACTGGCGTCACGCCTGTTTTAAAAAGTCTGCGATACGCAACACCAGATTTACTTGATGTGTTAGTTTTCATAAAAAATTCAACAGTGAAGGGACCAGTACCAAAAGGTATTATATCTCTTATCTGTATTTGCTGGGTTCCACCACCATCAAAATATACGCTTGCAGTGCCGAACTTTTTGACTGAGGTATTCAGAGCCACGTTTCCATAATTTTCCATATTAGCCTTTCCAGACTGGTCAAACATTGCGGCATTGGTAAAGCTAAACAGTGCTGATGTATTAGTGACCGCTGTAGATGGTGAGGTAGGTGGGGTGAAAGCAGAGGTATATAAGGCTGTCCCCTTTATCGCTCTGACGTCTGACATGAACCCTTGCATCCCTACCCTTCCGGTATTATCTGCCGCAATGCTTAAAGGAAAATTTGATGCGCCTAAACTAGCTGTGGAACTTCCTTGAAGAACGCCATTGAAAAAAAGTCTGAGCGTCGTTCCATCTCTGGTCAGTGCAACATGAACCCATTGAAAAGTGGCTGGATGGGTGACATTAAAAATTGCTGACCCATTTATGTAAACCTGAAAGTTTGATCCTGATTGATATAACAAAACACCAGAACTAACGCCGTTGAATATCCCTACATAATCAGAATACGTCCCAAAGGAAGATGTGCGATAGAACCAGAAATCTATGGTAAAAGTTCCATTACTTAAAAGATCCAATGCTGTATTCGCCGCAATAGTTGCTCCATCCCCCGAACCAATGCTGGACATGGAACCGCCTTTAGTGGCCGGAAGGTAAGATGTGCTTGGTGCAAAAGGGGAAAACGGTTTAACTTGGGGACTGTTACCAGTTGGAATCGCGTTTATAGCATGGTCCGATGTAGATTTATCTCTAAACCTATTACTGCAACAAGTTAAAAGTTTGGTATTAGTGACATTGGTAAGCGGTGAGGTGCTAGGGGTGAAGCTAGACGAATATAACGCCGTACCGTTTATCAGCCTGAGATTTGATATGAAGCCCTCAAAAGATGCATCTGTTTGTATACTCGTGGTTGTTTCTACAACACTGCCGATTGCAAGTGTTTGATTTCCACTGGGGCTGATGTTCGTTGATGTATAAGACGTGTTAGTAGCATCCAAATTACCATTTATGAACAATTTAAAATTTCCAGAACTATCCCTAACGCAAGCTATATGGGTCCACTGATTCATGGGAGTGACGTTTGTTGATACGCAAGTTCTCCCTCCAGCCGCAAAAATACAAAACGCTATTTTATCGCTTGAAGCCGTGTCATTTACAACAAGACCTAGCGCATTGTTATCATTCCAATAAGGGCCTATGTGCCAAACTCTGCTATAAGAATTAGTATCAGCGGTCACGAAAACCCAACACTCTATCGTGAAGGCTGACGTTCCTAGCGCAAAATTATTGGTGTTGTTTGTGATACTCAGTTTTTGATTTGTGTTACCATTCGGAAACCGTACCGCCCACTTTCCTTCGTCTCCGCTGAAAGGCGAAAACGTCCCTTGTGATGCATTGCCTCTTCGGGTGACCGTAAAATTATTTGATGAGGAATCTAAAAAAGTATTATTGTTTGCCGAATTTGAGCCGTTAAATTTGTAGAGACCAGTTACAAGCGCAAAATCGTCATCTGTCTCTTCTGTCCCACCTGATGCCGAAAGAACGAACTTATTTACGCTCATGACATGTCTTGACCAGCCGTGAACCCGAAATAGGTTGTCCCCCCATCAGTGGTTACAAAAACGAATATGTCTACGTCGTTGGCCCCGCTTGATAACGTGGGTGCGGTTCCTCCAGCAAAATCAACTGAAGCGGGGAAGGCGATTGTTCTACTACCTGTCCCATCCTGCGTTACTTTCAAAACAAAAGCTGATACATCGCCGGATGATGCTGGGTTGGACCATGTGAATGTTCCGATGTTATGTGCGAGCGTAATTGTAAAAACGCTCCCCGCACTGATATCTAAGGTGACTGAAGTGCCTGACGTTAAGGCAACCGCTTGTTCTGTGATAGCGGCTTGGAAATTAGATACGCCGGAAAACGCACCAGCGGATATAGTTTTGTTTGTGAGCGTGTCGGTGGTGTTTGTGCCGACGAGTGTAGTTGTAGCAGTAGGCAAATCAATCAAGGCTTCCGAATGGTTGATTTTATTGCTTGCGGGAACAGTCGCATAATTTCCCATATAAGCGTGTGAGCTACATTGATAATAAATAATGCTGGGCGTGTCTTCTGTGACTGCTATCTGTGTATAAGCTCCAGAGCTTCCCGCCGTTCCGTTTGTTGTCACGCCTGTTGTGAAAGCCGTCGTTTTATCTGCATCTAAATAAAAGCGAAAAGGGTGGCCGCTATTTGAGCTATCAGATTGGTCAAAGCGATAAATATACTCGCTGTTTGATGTGACGTTATCGGCACCGTGTAACTGAATGGCTGGAGCTTCTACACCATCAAGATAATATCCGTTCCCGCTCCCATCGCCGTTGTAAGGATGTGCGGCGGTTTTACTGGCTACCGTTACGGCAATCGTAACTGGTGCGCTGGTGCTTCCATAGTTCGCACCAATGGCATCAACTGGGAGAACCGTATCAGTGGAAACAAGATTTTTGGATACTTTCGTGAGTGCCATTTCTTAGGTCTCTAATTCTGGTTTTGTTTTTGGAAAGTCTTCAGTGCTAGGCCAATCCCTAAGTTTCTGCCTGTATGCGATATATTTATCTCTGTTCGGCCAATCTGGTATCTTTGCAATATGGTCTGTGTTCATTAGCTCCATATTGCGCCACTCTTTAGCTTCGTATTCTTCGCCTAAAGAATGATCGCTATGCGTATAAGTGAGAGTGAGACCACCACTCTTTTTCATTATCTTGTCGCCTTCTACTGGCTCTTTATCTGGGTTTGTTAAATTAATTATTTCCATTTTAAACCCCAATTATTTTATACATCTGGGTAAATGCCGTGGCTGTCCCGCCGCCGTTCTTCACCTCAAAGGATTCATTAAACTGGATATTTCCGTGATTTAGATAGGTTCCATAATAAGCCGCATTATTAATATTTCCGTGATATTCCCCGACTAAGGAACACGGCCTTAAAAGTTGTGTTGCTATGCTTCCTGTATTTATTACCAACTGACCATCAACGAAAACATGAAGTATAGTCGTCGTATTACTGTTTGAATTTGCTCCGACAATAAAAAACTGACACACTCCCGCACCAGTGACAGAAAGAAGCGCATTGGTGCCTGTGGCTGTCACGTTTTCCGATTGCATGTGGTAACTCATGCCTGTACTGAAACCAAGAGACAAGGTGTTTGTATTTAGAACCGTCCCAGAATAGGTCAAACTTTTTGGGGGACTGCTGAACTTAACAATATCTGGGTCATCTGGAACCGTGATTTCCTTCCCAACTAAAATACTGCTTGCGCTCAAACCTGTCCCAATAAACGCTTTCGGGGTTGTCGTTGGAATTCCTTGTTGGATAGTTCCTAATTTATCACAATAAAATTTTGATCCAGCCGATTTACCGGAAAGACCTGTCTGCGTTGCTCCTGTCAAACTTACTGTCGCGGTTGCGCCGTTTGATGCCGTTGCTTTCGCTAAACCAGCCACCTCAGAGGTATCCAGCCTTGTGACTGAAACATCTTTGGATCTAATGTAAGAAAGGGAATTATCTGCGTTATAAGGAGTCCACAATACATCAGATGTGCCTGTGAGAGCGAATTTCTGCGTGGCATAGGTCTCGGCGCTATGGGTATATTCTATATTTAATCGGCTTCCATTTTGATAAGTGGCTTCTATCGTTTTGTTTGTGACTTTACCCGCCACTTTACCGCCAGCCATTTCAAAATAAGTCCCTGTGATTGGATTCGCCCCGCCGTCATGGCTTGCGACTCTGGTATTCAAGAAGACACCTGATACACCCTGCATTGCAAAAATTCCACATTGGTCATCCGTATCTGTGCCAAACATTTCGGCTTTTGTTTCTCCGAAAGTCAAAGCTGATCCAGTGTTTTTGACGCCAAGGAATTCACCACTTGCCGTCACGATAGCGATCTCCCCGCCTATGGCCTCCATGTCAATAATCCCGCGATAGAGTGTGGATGAATAATTATCTTGGAAATTCTGGGAAAAACTTGTGTAAGGAACCGTGAGCGTATGACTCAGAGATAGATCTCCGTTCGCCGCTATATCTACAGCAGTGATTATGTATGTGGTGGTGGTGCTATAAGCGGTTGTCGCGACTATTATTTGATCATTAGTCGCATCATAGCAAGCCCCTAAACCGTTTACTGTCGCATTGTGGAGCGTAGTGGAAGCAAGTTGTGTTCCTCTTACGTCAACACTGCTGGCGTTTGTATCCCAGTTTATACGCCCAATCTTGAAACCGTAATTGCTTGTTGCCCCTCTTTGTACTGAGAAAATTCTGTCGGAAGCATCTTTTACAAACCGCATATAAAATTGGTCTGTGTTATAGGCGTTTGATGTATAAACGGTCCCTGAAGTCTGATTGGTAGTGTATATCTTTTTGTAGTAAGCGTTAGAACTAGCGGAATTTCCAGCGATGCCATAGACTAGCCAAGCACTGTTGGTTTCATCCCAGATCATGTCTTTCAATCTGCCTTGCTGAGTGAAATTTCCCAAAGTTACGCCATTTATAGGGCCGCCGTTTCCATTAGCGAATCCAGTTGTTGCGAGTGATGCAAAACAAAGGTAAAAGTTCCAAGGGCTTTGTTGGTTTCTGTTACCGCACATCGCCACCGCACCACTAGCGGCATCTGCCCTCACGATCACTTGATAATGATAATGGAAGGAATTATTTGAATTATTGAAATAAGCGTAAGCCGGACTTGACGCATTAGCTGATGCGTTTACGCCAGAAATCTTCTTAACCACTCCACCCGATAAACTAACTGGATCGCCAAGGGTAACAGCACCCGATGCAGTGCCTTCTGCCTCCACTACGCCAGAGGAGCCGCCCCCAAAATAATCCGATATATTCGCCATCTATAAACTCCTAACTGACTGGAAGCCAGCCATGTGTTGACCCTGTGTATTCCCAAATCATAGCAAAGTTATTTTGATCTACCACACCATCAGCCGCCACCCTTAGAACTTTGTTTCCATTTCTGCCTAATGTCAGATTATTAGTCGCAAAGGTTCCGGCAAAATCTATAAACTGGATGCTATCCCCTACAGTTGGGCTTGCTGGCAATGTTGCCGTTATAGCTGATGAAGTAGTATCCACATAATATTTTTTCCCTGCCGCCGCGTTAAAAGCTGAAGTTTTGGCGGTTGCGCTGTCTAGCTCTGGCCTCAATCGCGCTTGAACCGCCGTTGCTAATTTAGCCGCAGTGACCGCGTTTGTAGCCAGTTTTGCAGTCGTCACGCCATCACTGGCCCCTGTTGAATTAGCCAGCTTCTCCGTTGTGACTGCTAAATTTTGGATCTTGACCGTTGAAACTGTGTTGTCGTCTGGGGTTCCTACCGTGACCGCACTTGCTGAAATACGGTTTACTTCAATGGACGATCCGTTAGGTGGAGCCGTTGAAAATGTAAGGGTGGTGCCTGATTGCGTGTAAGTGTTTTTTTGCTGGTAAACGCCATCTATGTATACAGCGGTATTGTTTTCGGTCAGCGGGTTAGCACCCATTGTGAAGGCGGTTGTTGATCCATCACCAGTGAAATTATCTACTGAGATGGTCGCGCCGCCGCCGCCTATCTCGCTCCATGAGCCGTCGCTATACCCTTCAAACTTTGTATCCGTTGTGTTGTAACGAAACATCCCCGCCGCGCCTGTCGGACGTTGTGCGGTGGTTCCTGTTGGCACATGGACGGCATCTGTAGCTGAACCAATATCAAGAGAGACCGCCGGAGTCGCATCTAATATGCCCACGCGGTTATTCGTGTTGTCTACCTTGAGGGTGTTGGTATCTACCGTTAAAGAATTGCTTACGGTTAAATTCGTGATGGTCAGAGCCGCAACGGTATTGCCTGACTCAATCTTATCTGTGTTCAGATTGGTAAAGTTCGCGTCTAACTCTGTATTGGTAAGCGGCGAGCCTTTGCCTGATCTTGTGACTATAGTAGCCATAAATTCCCTATGATGCAGTAACCGTTATGGTCCAAGTGACGTTAAGGCTGTCATTCGCGCCCTTGGTAATACTGGAAAATACTGAGCGACAAAGCATTGTTCCACCAGATGCGGCGTTAAATATGCCCGCTTCTGTGATGGTTCCTGTGGCATCCCCTGCTTCAAACGTGCAAACATACGCTACGCTTGAGCCTGTAACGGTAGAACTGTCTATTGCTTCCCTGCTTCCAAGCTGACTGACCAAAGCTGTTTGACCAGCCGCCGCCGCTGTTGAACTAGAACCCAGACCCATGTGAGACATCACCGCTTCGCTGGTTCCAACAAGCCTATCCAGTATGGCGTTAAGCCCTGTATTAACGATCAAATTCTTTTCTGTGCGGCGCTCTTTCACCTTGCCGCTTTGATCCTTTAGCACAATTTCAAGCTGTCCCTTCAAACTTGCGCCATCCTCAAATGCCATGCCTTAACTCCCTAAAATGTTGTTTGTGTTCCAGTGTAATCCCCAGAAAAATAATCTGGACCGCAGTAATCTTGCGCTAAAATTACGCCGCTGTCACTAAATCCCGAAGAATCCGTCAGCCCTTTCCCAACCGTAAAAACTGGGGAATCAGTGAAGCCGCCAGAGTTTGAAAGCAACCTTGCCGGAACTAAGGATGGTTCACCCGAAAAGTTTGCTGAATCTGATAATACTTTGTTAACTGTAAAGGCTGGGCTGTCTGTGAAAGCTGGGTTATCTACTAGAGCGATTTCTTTTATGAATCGGCCAACCTTAACCACCATCGCCATCCCTTTCGCGGTGGTTGCCGATATAAGCCTTTTGGCTACTGTGACAATTTGGAGTTTCCCAGTTGCCATCAGAAATCAGCCCTAAGCGTGAAGTTTATAATTTCAAAAACTGTCTCAACTGATCCATCCGCAAATGTGACCTCAATCTCTCCTTCGTAAGCCCCTGCCGTCTGGTTTAGATCCCCTGAGCCAAAAGTAAATACCACAATTCCATTTGCAAGATCCCCCGCCGCTCCTACAAGAGTAGCGAGTATCGTTGTAGTTTCTGCGGCTCTGAACTTGAGCCTAGTGGTAGCAGAAGCGAGATTAACCGCCGCCCCTGTATCTTCTCTCGTTATGGTAACTTGAACTTGAGGGCTGGTATCGTCTTTGACAAGTAAAACATTCGCCATATCGCCCTCACATTAAATGATTTAAAATATTCGTGGCTATCAATATCCCATATAAGCCCCAAACCATATTTTCCAGTCTGTTGAACCTTGCCTGTCCTGCCTCCAATCGTTCCTCAATACGTTTATATCTTTCAGCACACTCTCTTTCATGCGCTCGTATCTCAGCATCTACGCTGGCGGCTGTTGGCTTCATTATTCAGACTTTGCTTTCGCCTTTGCTTTGGAAGCGGCTTTTTTCTTAGGCTTAGGCTTAGGCTTTTCTTCTTTTACCTCTGCCTCTACAGAAACGGTGTCTTCCGGCTCTACAGTTTTTATTTCTATCGCGTGACCATTATCCAAGAACGCTTGTGCCACCGCTTGTTCCCAAGGTTGTTTGGCTTCCAAAACCTCATCTAAAACATAAAGGCGAGTTTGTGTGCCGTTTTCGTTAGCGGCTCCTGCCTTTGGAACAATCATTTTAATTTTCATCATAAACCTCACAATCAAGGGGGGTTTTTACGCCCCCCTTTAGGTCGTGTTATCGGATAGTAATTGAATCAGTATCCGAATTATGACGCGGTATACCTAATATTACCTGTGCGGCTATAGGCGTACCATTAGAGTGTGTGCCAGTAAAATCGGCCTTCACTCTGATATAACGAGAGCCGCCCACATATCCAATCGTGGATATTTGAGGGGTTTCTGCGTTAGCGTCCAAAGTGCTGAAGATCCCGCTTGAATCCACTGCGCCATCAGTCACCGATGTGTTGCTAGTGACTGCGGTGTAGGTGGAATCATCGCTTGATTCTTCCAGTATGAAGTCAATCTTAACAGTTGAACTAAGCGTATCGCCTTCCACGCCTGTAGGAACAACAATCATTGCACCTTCAAAACCTTGCAAATCAATTCCTGTGCCATTGGTGTCGGACGATCCTGTCACTGGGACAATCGTGTTAAGGACTTTTAAGCTGTTGGCTAAATCTTGCATTAATTGTCCTCCTAAGCTGAGACTTTTTGTTTGCGTATGGCTTCTGCAAGCACAACCTGACCGCCCACTCTACGTCTTGCGACATAGCGAACATTTCCGGCGGTAGCCTGAGTGAAGTTGTCGCGTTGGACGCTCAAACCTACTCTGTCAATGATTGTGTATGCTTGGGAGAAGTCTCCGAAAACGATGGGAAACGCATTTGCCGCTACATCCGGCATATCCGTCGCTTCAATGTAAGGCTGTCCAAGGATGCTGTTAGGCACTCCAGTGGTAAGCATCATGCCAGCTTGGAAAACATATTGTCCCGCTGTATCTTTCAGCTTACGAATAGCCGCTAACGTGGAGCGATTGAAAACAAATGTGCCGTTTTGACCATATTCGCTCTTAATTGCATGAACAAGATCAAGCAAACCATCTGCCGTCAAAGCTGTGCCGTTACCTGAAACAGTTTCGCCCACATCGCTGTTCGTCAATATGCCTTCGGGCTGATTGATAGATGAACCGCTGACGAAAGCCGCGCCTTCACCTTTCGCGAACTGTGTTGCGAATTCTTGTTGCATCTCTGCCTCAAGGTCAAATACAGAATCCTCTAACATTTGGTTAGAGATATCCACTAGCGCATATTGCTCATGAGTGGGTATTTCTTCCATTCCAACACGGTAGCCAGTGGTTTCAGATCGTGTGCCAACCTCTGCTGTCCACGCCGCTGTAAATTGGCCTGTGCGCTTAGGTATTTGAACCGATCTTTGCCCTGTACTTCTCACCCTAGAAACTGATCTCAGCGGTGATATTTCTGTGACCGCTTTAATGATTTCTCTGATGTATTCGGGCGGTGCCAAGAATCCTACGGTTGTATCGTTGCCAACTGTAAGTGCTTTAAGCTCTTCGGGGTCCATGCCCTCTTTGCCTTTTCTAAGCAAGTTATCAAAAGCCTTCATGGTAACGTCTACGTCCGGCGTTTCCATACCCGCCTGTGGTCTCTTGAGCATGGTTTCAAGGCTGTCAAGCCTTTCGCCTATTTGCTCGTTGCTCTTGGATTGCAAAGTCATTTGCTGGTTGAGATCCTCTAAGCTATCCATTTTTTCGTCTAGCTTCGCAATTTTCTCATCCAGAAGTGGATCTTTGATTCCCTTTAGAGCGTTTTCTATCTTCTCATCATTGGCTTTTTTATATTCTTCAAAGCCACTGGCGAGTTCTTTGATGTTGTCTGCGTTGACTTCCATCTTTTATGCTCCTCGTAAGGTTTTGAGTAAATGTTTAATGGCTTCTGCCGTTTCATCTGTTTCTTGACACCCGCAACCTCTCGTTGCGCCATGAAAAGAATCGTGAACAGCCTTTGCCGCCACTTTCGCTTCTGAACGAGAAAGAGTGAAAACATCCCGCAATCCACTTTCCCATTCTCTGATTGAAATGTCTTGGCCCTTCACCGCTTGAATCTTAGCTCTAGGATTCATGGGAAAAGTAACCAAAGACACTTCCATCAATTCTACTTCTTTTAACATACGCCTTCGGCGGCGGCTGTCGTAAGATTGTCCTTTGCTGTCTACGCGGAAGCCGATACTAAGTCCGTCTATGGCTCCCATCTTCATCAATTCGTAGGCTTCTCGCCCTGCTTGTGTGCCAAGAGCCAACCGCCCCTTAACATACAAGCCTTT